GTGGCGCCGGCGGCTACGGTTTTGAGGCCGGAGCCGAGTTTGCTGAGCAGGCCGCTGGATTTGTCGGCTTTTTCGCCGAGGTCTTCTGCGCTGTCCGCTGCCTCGCTGGTGCCCTGGGCTGCCTGCTGGGCACTATCGCGCATCTCGGTCAGCTCGCTAGTAAGCGCCGAAGCCTCACCATTAACTCCGGAGATTTCCTTTTTAATCCGGACCTGCTCGCCTGCGAGATCTTTGGTGCTGATGCCAGATTCATCCAGCTCGCCACGCAGTTTGTTCAGCTGCTGCTGGTTCTCCAGCCAGGCATCACCTGCAGTCTTTGAGGCCTTTCTGGCCTGCTCAAACTCTTTACGCTGGGCCTTGGTGGGGTTTTCAGTTTCAGCCAGAGCCTTGCCCAAAGCCGTTGCCCGGGCCTTCGCCTCTTCTTGCTGCTTCGCCAGATCGCGGGTTTCGCTCTTCAGGTCAGCAAACTGCTTAACCAGAGCCTGCTGGCTTTTCAGCTCTGCCAGGCTCCCTGCCAGGCCTTCAAGCTGCGCACTCGCTTCACCGGTGTCTTCACCCAGGGCTTCCAGCTCTTTCACCAGCTGGCCGATAGACTTCAGGCCCTCGGTACCGGCTTTGATGAGCAGTTCTACTTCTTGCTTCTGGGCTGCCATGGGTGCTCCAAATACGAAAAACCCCGCCGAAGCGGGGTGCCATTCTCACGAGGTGGTTAGATAACTTCGCGCCGTGTCAGGCGCTCTGCCTGGGCTTTGGTGAGCTCAACCTTTGCACCGACAGGATGCTCCTGGCCTTTATGGCGGTGCGGCTTTTTCAGCACGGCTTCAACTTTCTCTGGTGCCTTACTCATGGCGTTCTCCTGGTATCACTGGTGTTGTATTGGGCGGGTAGCCCGCCCGAGATGATGGTCAGTCCTTCATCACGATTTCATAAGGACTGTTCTTGCCCTCCGGCGTGGTCATGGTTCCTTCCAGGGTGCCGGTGATGAACTCACGCGCCATCAGATCCACTGCCTGGCTGGCACTGAACGATGCGCTGAAGATGGTAACGCTGGCAGCTTTGCCGGTAACCAGGTTCTTACCATCCATAATGATCTGGCGCTTTTTGGTAATTTCAGTGGCACCCAGAATGCGCTGGCCAGTTGATGCTTCAGTATCGAAATCGATAGTCACTGCAGCAGCCCCGTTTGAATTGAGCGCGCGAATCAAACCGCTCACAGCTTCCACGTCATAATCGGTGCCACGCACCAGCTCGGTAGTACCGTCTGATTCCAGAGTCACAGACAGGTTGGCAACATCCACGTTCGGGTAAGGCAGCTTCTGCCAAACTCCCTCTTTCAGTGTCATTGCCTCAGCGGTCACGGTCTGCACGCTGGTGGTGTAATCTTCCGTGGTACCTGCCAGGGCGTCTGCCAGCAGTGCAGCCGGGAGCGAGTCGAACGCCATTACCATGCGCGGCGCTTCGCCTGGCAGGTTGACGGAGTCCAATACTTGCCCGTAGGTGTCGCGCTGGTAGCTGGTGCGGTCGATGGTTTCCGGTGATGGAGGAGTGAGCTCCAACTGGGTAACGTTGATGGGGCCAGCAAAGTCTGTTGGCACGCCATCCACGATCGTCGCCATGTAGATGTTGCCGGCGAAAATCAGGCCAGTGTCTTTATAGGACATGGTTTATCTCCAGTTCAGGGTGTTGTACGTGAGGGTGATCGGCAGGTAGATCGGGAGGATCTTGGTGCCGAGTTCAACATCGTCGAGCTGAGCCTCGCCGGCTTCGATCTCGACTACCAGACCATTGAGCTTGAGGCTCTCCGGTCTGAAGATGGTTCGGTAGATATCCTGCAGCAGCTTGTCCTGGTTGGCGCGGCCATCTGGCTGGCGCTCTACATAGGCCACAATTTCTACCGTGCGCGTCTGGTTGGTGGCGGTTCGGGACTGAGTGGTTACCTGATCGCTGATATTTCGGATGCCCATGCAGGGCAACGCCGTGTGCTGATCGAAATACAGGGCTGGGTCATCATCCATCACCGGCTTCGGCAGACTATGGAAGTAGCCGTTGGCAGGGCTGATTTCATTCAGCCGGGCAATCAGCTCATCTATTACCAGGGTGGCTTTGGCTTTGTCGGTCATTTCTTCAGCTCTTCGTTGAAGTAGTCAATCCAGCGCCTGGACAGATCATCCTTCACTGCACTCAAGTACCGGCCATCGGCAATAGCTGCCTGGAAGTGAAGCTTGATACTGTGGCCTGCTGCATCTCTGATTCGATCTTCACCCGCCTTGCGGTACCGGGTCAGAATCCGCCGCTTCTTGCTTTTGGGGTTCACAAAGCCCCAAACCCGCATTAACTGGCCATCTTTTCTGATCCAGACACTGGCGCGCGTACCAGTGCTGTCCGTTGGCTTTACGGTTGTTTTCCAGTACTTGAATGGGATGCGCCGGCTAGTTGGGCGAAGCACCGCAACTTGCTTTTTGTTCGTGGCCCGACGGACTTCGATCTGGCCACCCGCTTTGGCTCTGGAAATACCATCGGTTGAGATTTGACTAGACAGTTCCCGCTTACTATCCCTTGCCTGATCATTGAGGGAGCGACGGGAAGCCCTGCGAATAGCAGCGGGCATTTGCTCTGTTTTCTCAACAAAGTTCACAAGCCCCCTGTGGTCGAAATCTAACCGTGGCCGCGCCATCAGCTGGTCACCATCACAGTGAGCGTTACACCATCGTCACTCCCCTCCACCACACCATCCACGATGTAGGTGGTACCGCGCAGGGTGACGGTGTCGCCACGGCGGCCCCAGGGGTACGGCAGCTGCGGCTGAAACAATTCAATCTGGTGCCGGGGCTCACTCATGGGCCCCACATAAATGTTTTCCCTGGTGAGGAAAGCCAATACCGGCACATCAATTACCTCACCGTTCTGCCGATAGGTTGCGGCATGGCCGATAATGCGCCGGCCGGAGATTGCCAGCTCACTGCGGCTGCGGCCCGGTTCAACCGATTCCACGATGTACCAATCATCATCCCGCTGAATAATCTGCCCTTGGGCCAGATCCGGGTGATACCTCGCCTGAATGTAAGTGCTACCCACCGCCCGGATGCCAGCCTGCTCTCCCCTTGCAACCGAGCGAGGCTCCTGGAACCCAGCCCATAGTTGGCCAACCAAGGGCCAGTCAGGCTCCGGGTTTTCAGTTCTGGCCCCGTACAACGTGACGCGATCTTTCAGATTTCCGGCCTGCATATCACCCCACCCTATGGATAACGTAGGGCGCGAGCAGCAGCTCCACACCCATGGGCAGATCTGTAGCAATCGTGCCGATTACAACCGCCTCACGATGTTCGTAGAGATGCCCTATGATCAGCAGCGCAGCGGCCCGCACATCGGCAGGCAGTTCGGCATAGCCAATATCTGCCCTCACCTTTACCGAGGCCCGCTGGGCCTTGCTTTCCGGCCATTCGGTGACCGGGTAAAGCTTTGGGTAAACCCCTCGCGCATCCAGGGAAAGCTCAGCTGCCGGCATGGCTTGCTCAACCCCCTGCGGGTCCAGGAACACCAACTCATTAACAGTGCGAACCGGCGTCCACTGAAGCTCAATTCCAGCACCGCCAGACGGCAGGGAGTCGAGCACCATCTCCGCATTATCCAACCGCTCGAATGCCTGGCCGGTGCGGTTCTCAATCTGCCGGAATGCAGCGGCAATCAGCGAGGCAATCAAGCCATCCTCAGCGCCGTGCTCAATCCTGCAGTGGGCTTTCGCCTCTTCAACTGTGATCATTCGGGCAATTCCTCAGCCGGCCGAAGCCGGCATACCGTCAGGCTTTCGGCTCTGGTTCCTGGTCTGCTTTGGTTGCCGGCAACTTGGTGCCCTTAACGGCAACCTTGCCTTTTACCAGGCGCTCCGCTTCCTCAGCGCTGAAGCCCGCAATATCACCCCGGCTATAACGGCTCCAGGGCTTGGTAAAGGCGACCAACACCTTGTCAGTCTTCGGTGCGTCTTCAGCTTTTTTGGTTTGCTCAGCCATGGCTGTTACTCCTGAAATTGAGAAAGTGAGTGGCGGCAAAACGCCGCCACGGGATTACCAGGTAACGCCGGTACCCAGCACCAGACCTTCCAGGTGGCGGAAGCCGATATCGTGCTCAGCCACCACGCGAACCACGGACTGGTTGCGGGAGAACGCAGACACCAGGTTGCCGCCGGCGTCCTTGTAGGTAGCCTCTCGGGAGAAGTCGACCTTCATGTTCTCCTGCTCACCGATCACCACGTCGTTCCAGTCTGCGAAGTAGATTTCAGACTCGTTGGTGCCGGTACCGAGGTTGTTCGGAATGGTGGTGGTGTGCTTGATCGGGTAACCCTTCAGCTGGCCTTGCGCCAGTTCCGGATAAACCTTGTTACCGTTGCCGTCGCGCAGGCCGAACAGCTTCATGTAGCTACGCGGAGACAGGGCCCAACCTGGCTGAATCAGCAGGCTGTCACTGTTCATCAGCTGAAGGATCATGCTGTCGAGGTAGGCCTCAATGGTGGCCAGGTCAGCGGTA